TGAGGCCCTTCTGCTTCATGTTCTCGTCGAGCAGCCACTGAAGGACGATCGTGTCGGAGTACTCCGGCGGTGCTATCTCGCCCCAGTACTTCGCCGTGGAGATCAGGTCGAATGTGGCGTTGTGCGCGATCTTGATCTTGTCTTCGGCGAAGAACAGCGGCTTGAGGATGGAGAACACTTCGGACGGGAGCATCTGCTCCGGCGGGGCGTCGTAGACGGCCGGGATGGCGTCGAACTTGCCCGTCAACCGGTTCTTCTTGCGGGTGGCCTTGCTCACCAGGACGTCGCCGTTGGGGTGGCCGAAGGGGATGGCGTAGGCCATGCCGTCAGCGGCCAGGGAAATCCAGTTGGCGACGTTCTGCGTCGGGACGTTCCGGAAGGCGCCGAACGTCTCGATATCGAACGTAAAGGCCGGGCGCTCCATGAAGCGCTCGACCACGGTATTAAGTCGGTCGGGGGTGAGGATGACGGAGTTGCGGATCTGCACGGCGGGCTCCGGTGGTGGTGGATGGGAAAGCTGAGGGGAGGCCCCAGCGTGGTGCTGGAACCTCCCCCGTGGGAGGCCGCTAGTCGTTCAGGATTTCCCGGACGATGGTCTTGAGTTCGCTGCGACGGGTGACCTGGAGGATGTCCGCGTCGTACGCCTTGGCGTCGAACGTCTCCAGGTCCTCCTCGGTCAGTGGATCGATGTCCCAGTCGTCGAGGAGGTCACGTTCCTTGACCGGCGTGATGTAGTAGTTGGTCTTCTTGTTCTTGGTCTCCTTGCGGACGGAGAAGTAGAGGTCGTCCCGGTTGATCGGGGCGGTCTTCTTGTCCTTGGAGTAGTTCTTCAGGATGTCCGCGACCATCGGGCCGACCTGCCAGACCTTGACCTGCGGGTCCTCGGGGTCGGTGAAGTCGATGACGTTGAAGGAGATCTGCTGGCTGGGCTTGTCACCCGCGTCGTCGCACAGCGGGCACTTGCTCTCCAGGCAGGTGAAGGACTTCTTGCCGGAGCGCTCGATCCAGTGCTGGAGGAAGACCAGGAACGGCTCCTCGTCCAGGATCTTCACGATCACGGACTCGGTGCCCGCCTTGAAGTTGTCGGGGAAGCCGGAGGACGCCTGCTTGGTCTTCTCGTACGAGCCCCAGCCACGGCCGCCGACCTTCGGCGCGGGCTCGTCGTCCTCGTCGTCGTCCTCGTCACGCGAGGCGCGGCGCGAGCGTCGGGAGGTGTCGGCCTCCTCGGTATTAAGGGACTGGCGGCGCGAGCCACGGCGGGAGCCACGGGCCGGAGCCTCGTCCTCTTCCTCCGCGTAGCCCTGCTCGTCCTCCGGCTCGTCGGCCGGGGAGTACGCCTCGGTGTCGCGGGCGGTGCGGCGGCGGGTAAGGGTGCGGGGCATTCAGTTCTCCTGCTGGTAGAGATGGACGTACGAGGAGGCTTCGCCCGTGTTCAGCCGGGCTTCCTCGATGTCGGCCGCGAGGGCCTTGGCGATCTGGTCGGTGGCGACCTTGTCCAGGTCGTCGAGGGTGCGTGCCTTGGGGAAGTCGTCGGTGGAGATGTCGACCTCGTAGCCGAACTCCACCCACTCGAAGTTCCCCATGGACACGTGGTGCTTCTGGCTCTTGACGATCCTCACTCGTCGCCCGCCAGGACCTTGAAGAGGTCGATGACGCGCTCGGTGAAGCGGGTGCCCTTGATCGGCTTCTGGTGGGAGACGAGGACGCCTTCCTCGTACGCGATGCGGACCATGCCCTCGACCTGCTGGCGGGTGTACAGGCGGCGTCGGCCGCGTACATCTCCGTCCTTGCCCGGCGACTGGTAGGTGGACTTGGGGATGACTCCCTCGCGCTCCCACTTCCGGATCGTCACGGGCTGCCGTCCCAGCGCCTTGGCGAGGTCGCCGACGGTGAAGAACTCCGTCTCGACTCCGGCCACGACGTACTTACGGGGCTTGGCGTCCCATGCTCCGGGATCGGCCGCCGACGGGGCGGCCTCGGTATTAAGCCGGTTGCGGTGACGTACCAGGGGGCGCGTCGATCCGGGGTAGAACTGCTCACCGATCTCGGCGAATGCCTTGTCGATGGTGTCGGCGATGGTGCTCATGTGGTGGTGCTCCTATCAGCCACGGATGGGCTTGAACGCGAAGGACTCGGTCTCGACGAACAGGCTGTCCAGTTCCTCGTCGCTGAGGATTCCTTCCTGGTTGAGGACGTACAACTCGTCCTGGTCCAGGACCTCGGTGGTGACTTCCTTGAACACCCGGTCGCGGATGCCCTTGGCGATGGCCAGTTCCTCGGCCTTCTCGGCGTCCAGGGTCACGCTTACTCGGCGCTCGCGCTTGACCTCGGTGAACTTCTGGCCGTTGACCTCGATGGGAGGGTCCAACTTCCAGAACTTGCTGCCCTTCTCGTCGATGTCGCCGTTGGCGTCCACGTGGACGCTGACCTCGTCGCGCAACTTGTTCTTGCGGGTGACGATCTCGGTCTCCTGGAACTTCAGGGCCAGGAACTGGCGGGTCTTCTCCCAGGGCGCGGCCTGGTTGAGGGAGATGGGGCGCTCGATGCGCTGGGTTGCTCGTCTCTGCACGGTAGCCATAGAGCGGGGCTCTCTTTCTACGGAGTAGTAGGTCGGTTGAGCAGGTCCGACTCTACATTACGTCTTCGAGATTGTCCATATGGGATTACGTCTTCTTGAAGCCGTTACTTGCAGCCGAGACCGGCGCGGCTTCTGGCGTAGCGCTGCGCGTCGGCGTCGGTCTGGTCGTTGCGGAGACCGGTCTCCTGGACGTCCTGGTAGACGGTGATGACGCGGTGGTCGGCCGGGTCAACGACGGCGACGATGTCGCCTCGGACGTGGCGCCACTGGCCGGGGAACCGGCTGGACGGGGAGGTGTGCTGCGGCCGGTTGGCGGCCTCCAGGACCTGCGCGCTGCTCCAACCCTTCAGGGTGGCCTGCTTCTGCGCGTGGTAGGTCAGCCGGTACTCCGGGGAGTCGGTGACTCTGTTGCTCCCCCAGGTGATGCCGAGCGCTTCCGCGATGGTGGTCACGATGTCCTCCTGCGAGCTGTTCGATCCTTCGTTCGATTAACGCTTCGTGAGGACGACTCTACGTTTGGCATATGCGGTTGTCAACAGGTTCCACCGAACCGTTTTACAAGGTCACCAGCGGTCGGCTGGGGCACCTCGAAGCGCCAGGCGGACGGGGGTCAGATCCCAGTCCTCCCGCTCCTCCGGTGGGCTTATGACGTCCTCAATCCCCTCACGGAGCAGGACGTCGAGTGGTTCTTCTCGCATGCCTTGATGGTGCCATGCGATTACGGCTTTAGAACCACTCGACGTCCGTCGTGCGATCCTGGAAGTTACGCCTCCAGGCACTGCGTCAGGGTCTGGACGTCGTTCTCGATCCGACCCTTCTCGTCGGCCCCGCGCCCGTCTGTGATGGCGCTGCCCACCCTCCGCTTGTGCGCCAGCATCGCCAGCTTGCGCGGCTCGGTGGTGCCCGACGTGATGGCGTTCAGGATGTAGATGTCCTTGAACTGACTGCTCGCCCGGTTGTGGCGGGCGTTGATCTGGTCCTGCTTCCCGGCCGACCAGGCGAGGTCGTAGTTGATCAGGTAGTTGGCCATATACAGGTCGGTGCCGAAGGCGCCCGCGTGGCTCGACAGGAACACCTGACACTGTTCGTCGGTCTCGAACCGCTGGGCGGCATATGCCTTGGCTGCCGACGACATGCGCCCGGTGTAGGTGACGAACGAGTTCTCCGGCAGCCGGTCCCCGATCAGGTCCAGCATGTCGGGGTTGACCGAGAAGACGATGATCTTGTTTCCGGGGACCGCCATGATGTCCTCGACCACAGCCACCACAGCGTCCAGTTTCGGAGCCGTGGTGACGTCGTCGAGCAGGCCGGACTGCCACACCTCGTATGCGTACTTCGAGCCCGGCCACACCTTCTTCTCGGCGCCGCGCGAGCGTGCCTCCTGGCTCTCCTCGTACTGCTGCCCGGACATGACGATCAGGTCCGGGTGGTTCAGCAGCATGTCGAGCGCCTGCATGCGGCTCATGATCTTGCCCTGCTGGCTGTTCTCGTTGGCCGCCTCTCCCCCGTGGTAGTGCGCGAACAGATCGAAGTCACCCATCGTCGGCCCGGCCGCCCGCAGCTCGGCGAGCAGGTCTCCCGCGATGGCCTGGTATGCCTTCTTCGTCTTGGCGTCCAGGGCGACCGGGATGATCGACTCCTGCACCTCGGGCAGGTACGGCCGGACATCCTCGTCCAGCCGCGTCTTGCGGACCATCACCTCGGCCAGTTTGGCGTGCAGCACCGGAAGGTTCCTGTAGTTCTGCACGCCGCCGAACTTGTTGCGCACGATGTACGTCTTGTCGAACAGGTCGAAGCGGCCGAGGACCTGGTCGTCGACCCACTGCATGATCGAGAACAGTTCCTCGGGCTTCCCGTTCTCCACCGGGGTGCCGGTCATCCCGAAGCGGTACGGCGCGGTCAGCCTCTTGATCTTCCTGGTGCGCTGCGCCCGGAACGTCTTGATCGCGGTGCACTCGTCCAGGACGATGCACTCCGGCTTGATCCTCCTCACGAAGTTCCAGTCGTTCACCACGTTCTCGTAGCCGAGGATCACGTAATCCGGCCGGAGCGTCTTGACCTTGGCGTACAGCCCGGCGCGCTTCTTCGCGTCGCCGTCGATCAGGACGCAGTACTCCTCCGTCGGGACGGTGATCTCCTGCTTCAGCCCGTCCTCGCGCACCGTGACCACGCGGGTCGGCACGTCGGTGAGTTTCGCGATGGACTTGGCCCACTGGTACTTGAGGTTGGCCGGGACCACGATGACGGCGGTCTCGACCTCCCCCTTCTCCAGCAGCTCCTCAATGGCGGCCAGGGCGATGACGGTCTTGCCCAGGCCCATCTCGTACGCGATCAGGAGAGAGCCGCGCTCCACGGCACGATCGACCGCCGATTCTTGGTAGCCGTGGAGGTCGACGGTCAGCACTGCGAGTACTGACGGGCGAACTGCGAACGCGACCGGGGGCGCCGGGCGTACGGGGTGCCCATGTCGAAGTGCCCGTCCTGGATGTGGTCCGGGTTGGCACACATCCGACGCCTGCACGCCCGGTGCTTCTGTCGGCCGTCCCCGCCGGTCAGGAAGGACAGCAGAGTCTTGCCCTGGTAGTACGGCCGCGTCGCGGTGGACTGGAAGATGAGGCAGTCGGTGTCCGGGTCCGGCTCGACGCGGGCCCAGAAGTCCTCGCCCAGGTGCTCGTAGCCCTCGGGTGCCTTCATCGGTGGTCCCCCTTGCGGGGGCAGGTATTAAGCCGGGTCATGTTGGTCTCCTAGAAGCGGGCGACGACGGATGAGTAGGCGCCGCGTACGGCGTTCTTGATCTGGTCGGCGGTCATGTCGCCGACGTCCTTGGCCGAGGGGGCCTTGGAGTAGTCGAGGAACTTGAGGGTCAGGCCCCGGCCGGTCCACTCCTTCAGCAGGCGCCTGCACGCCTCCACCCCGGCCTCGTCGTTGTCGAGGGCGATGATGACGGTGTCGAAGTGGTCGCGTATCAGGCTCATCTGCGCGTCGGAGACCCCGGCACCGAAGGCAGCCAGTCCGCCCCGTACCCCGCAGGTCCACAGCCGGGCCACGTCCAGCGGCGACTCAACCAGCACGGCCACGTCGTCGTCGTAGGTGTGCAGACCGAAGAGCGTCTTCGACTTGGCCATGCCCGGCGGACGGTTGCGGAAGTAGCGGGCGTTCTTCTCCTGCCAGCCCCACAGCATCGAGGTGTCCGGGTCGCGCACAGGGACGATCCACATGTCCCGGGCCGGGTCCCACAGCACCCCGCACGCCTCGGCGTCCTCCGGCAGGAAGAACCGCTCGGCGCAGGCACTCAGCGGCGGCGTGGTGTACAGGGCCAGCGACGCCTCATTGATCTGCTTGGTCGTGTCGGCCTTGTCGGGGCGCTGCTCCTTCCGCTTCTCCAGGTACTTCCGTACCCGCTCCGCTCCGCCCCGGCGCCGGACCCAGTTCTTGGCGTCCGCCTCGGAGATCTCGTGGACGTCCCGTACGAGCACCCAGAACGCGCCACGGTATCCGCAGGAGAAGCAGTTGAAATATCCCTCGTCGTAGTTTATGGAAAAGGATGGGTGTGCGTCTTTCTTTCCGGTGCGCTGCTCGTGCATGGGGCAGGGCATATGAATTTCGTCGCCCTGGACCTTGTATTCCAGTTCGAGCGTGTCCAGGCACGCGGTCACGTTTCCAGGGATGGGGTTTCCGATTGCGTCCCATCCGGCTTTTGCTCGGGGCACTGGTATCTCCTCTCCAGGTAGGTCAGGTCCCGGGGCTCAGAAGGATCCGACATAGCCATCGGTGTTCACGTCGTCCATGGCGAACGGGTCCTCGTTCAGTTCCTCAAATTTCCCAGTTTCCCAGTCCCACTGGCAGTAGGTCTCCAGGGGCGGGCAGTTACGGGCCAGCACGACCTTGATCTTGTTGATGTTCGCGTCGTCCGTGGACTCGACACCGAGAATCACGTCGGAGTCCTGGGCGAAGGAGGACGAATATCCGATCGAGTCGGAGGTGATTCCCTTCTTCTTGTTCATCTTCCATTCCAGGACCTGCGTGGATATAACGATCGGGATCTGAAGGTTCTTCGCCATGCGCTTGAATCCTCGGGTGAGGTTGGTAAGCGCCTGGCTGGATCCCTGAGCCTCGCCGAGTTCGTCCTGCATCATGTAGATTCCGTCCACGAATACGATCGTCGGCCGAATGGCGTCGATCTTCGACTGCACACCGGTAAGCGTCGTCGCATTCATGGAGTCCGAGGAAAGGAAGAACGAGGGCATAGCCTCCAGTTCCCGCAGGGCCCTTTCGAGTTTGTCCCACTCGGCCTTCTTCAGCGTTCCGTTCCGCAGCCGGGCGTGGGAAATCCCCGCGCGAATGGCGTCGAAACGTTCCTCCTGCTCCTCATTACTCATTTCGAAGCCAATGAAAAGCGGGCGCTCACCGTAAAGGTGGGCAGCCATGGCGGCCAACAACAGCAGCGTCGACTTACCCGCCTTGGGCGGGCCGACGAAGGTGACCAACTGTTCCTTCTGGAGGCCCTGGGTGGCCCTGTCGATCGTGTTGAAGCCGGTGGGGACACCCCGGAGCCCGTCGGGCAGGTCCTTGAGCGTGAGGTACCGCGCAAGGCGTTCCTGGCCGGTCTCCGTCAGGTCGGTGTCGCGGGCGTTAGGGACGGCCGAGGCGATGCTTGCCAGCGTGCGGGCCAGCGCTTCCATCGCGGCGGTGGCGTTGCCCTCCTCGTGGGCGTCGACCGAGTCCGCCAGGCCCTGCTCCAGCAGTGCCAGGGTGTGCTGTTCGCGCAGCCGGTCGGTCAGCACCTGCATGCTGTCCTCGACCTTGACGAACCGGTACGTGGGGAAGTCGGTCTTGATGGTGGCGAGGCTGGGGATCTCGCCGTACGTCGCCTTGTGCCGCAGGATCGCCTTGAAGGCGGCCTTGTTATCCGGGTCGCCGAAGAACTCGGCGGTGATGCCCGCGTCCGCGACGGCAGCCAGGTCCTTGTCCTGAATGACGCGGGACACGAGCAAGCGCTCGAAGTCAGCCACTTACAGTGCTCCGATCAAGGTGGTGGGAGCAGCGGGCAGAGTCCGGCCCTTGCTGCCGTAGATCAGGTGGTGTTCGTTGTCGAAGATCGCGGCGACGTCCGGCATGTAGGGCAGGCGCCTTGCCAGCCGCTCAGGAGTCGTGGACCACACCCGGCCGATGGGAAGCCCCTCGGCGTCCAGGCGGGCCTCCAGTGGCTCGACAGCGTCCTCACCGAGGTAGGTGACGACGTCGACCGAGTACTTGAACCGCCAGACGGTGTCCCAGATGACCCGGGCCAGCGCGTCGTTGATCTCGTACGCGTCCACGGTCCGCTTGGCCATGCGAGCGCGGCGCCCGAACTTGCGGGCGACCAGCTCGTGCACGTACCCCTCGGGCTTCTCCGGCAGGACGCCGAGCATGCCCTCGTAGGCGATGACCAAGCGGGGGACGACCTCGTTGGAGATGTCGCCCCGTTCCATCAGGTGCGCTCCGCTTCCGCGCGGAGCGAGATATTAAGCGTGTCGCCCTCCCACTTCTGGAACCGGCGGGTGCGCACGAGATCGAAGCCGAGGTGCTTGGCGCGGCTGCGGAGGGTCCACTCCAGGGAGGCCCAGTGCTCGGGGAGACGGTGGTCCGGCACTTCGCGTTTGTAGAGAATCACCAAAACCTCGTCCTCAAACGGGAGAGGCGGCTGCTCATACTCAGGCTGCACGGCGGTCATCTCCGATCATCGTGATGGTGGTGAAAGCCCCCTGGATGAAGGAGGCCATGGACGGGTTGTAGAGGTCGCCCCACTTGCCCGGTGGGACGTTCGAGGTGATGAGCGTCGGACGGCCCTCGCGGTGCCGGAGGCGCAGCAGCGCGTCCAGTTCGTTCTCGGCGTAGCCGGTCTTGGTCCGGTGCTCCTTGCCGACGTCGTCCAGCAGCAGCACGGGGGCCGTACGGACCGCGACGAGGGTGTCTTCGATCTCCCACCAGCGGTGGGCGGCTTCCGGTTCCTTGCGGTCGGCCAGCCCGCGCTGCTCGTTGGTCTGCTTGATGTAGTCGGCGTAGGCGATGAAGTGCACGGGCACGCGGCGGGAGTGGTAGCACTCCAGGAGCGTGGCTGTGGCCAGCGAGGTCTTGCCGGTGCCGGGAGGGCCCACGAACATCAAGCCCTTGCCGATCTTGGTCCAGTCCTCCGGGTAGTTCGCGATGGGCCGCTTGTCGGTGACGTAGTGGTCCTGGAGGTTGGTCACGAACCCCTCGCAGATGGGCTTGAACGAGGAGTCGCAGGTATTAAGCCGGAGGTGCCGGTAGTAGGCAGGGATGCCGTACTCCTTGTAGCGCAGGGCGTGGACCCGGGGGTCGGTAGCCAAGGGGGCCTCCTTGATGTGGTGGTGGTTCAACGCTCAGGAGGCTACCACAGATTACGGCTTTTGGAACACGTATCTGGGAAGACGTAAGGGGCGAGCCGCCGTAGCAGCCCGCCCCTTGAGGTCAGGACCAGTAGTCCGGGTCGTAGCGGGTGTCTTCCACCTGCTTGGCCTTCTCGGACTTGCCCAGCCGCTCCGTCAACAGCCCACGGGCGCCGAGGAAGTCCTTCCAGGCCGGATGGTTCTCCGAGCGGTTCCAGGAGGACGACCAGTAGGTGATGATCATCTGCCGGATGGTTTCCCGTTCCAGGCCCTGGGCCATCCACCGGCCGAACTGTCCGGTGAGGGCTCCGAGGTTGGTGGCGCCGGGTACCTGGTGGCCTACCTCCTGAGCCCGCTTGCCGAAGAACTCCGCCAGTTCCTCCGACGGCCTCCTGGAGCGCTTCTCACGAGGTTGCCGGACCGGAGGGGCCAGGTCGTCATCCGAAGCCGGGAGACGGGCATCCTGGCCGCTTCCCGAGTCCTCTTCACCGAGGGCCTGGGTCACGACGTACGCCGGGTCGAGTTCCTTCTCCGCCAGGGCAGCCTCCTCCGCCTGCTGCTTCCGGGTCTTCTTCTTCGGCCGGTAGACAGGCTTTACCGCGTCCCATCCCTTCCCGCCCGGCCTCGGTGAAGTCTCCTCGGCATGGTCAGGATCCGACCGCGCCGAGCGGCGCGGTGGAGAAGACGTAGTCTTCTCTATTTCTCTACTACTACTAGTAGTTAGGTAGTTAGACAGTAGGGGAGCGCCTGAAAACCCGTCTTCGGAAGCACTCTCGGGAGTTGGTATATCCCAACTAGTTTCCGACGACTGGGAATCCGTCTCCGGAACCACCTCCGAAGTCGGGTTTTCAGGCTCCGGAAAGTCCCGCACGATCGTGACCGTTCGCCACAGCCACTTGCCCGACTCCTCGTCGCGGTACTGCTCCCGCTCCTGGTCCATATAGCCCAGGTCCCGGAGTTCCTTGAGGGCGGTACGCACAGCGTCGCGGCCCTCCTTACCGTGCGCAGGCAGATCGGTGGTGCGGGTCTCCCAGTCGTCCGGCTTGGCCAGCAGAAAGGCCAGCACGCCCCGGGCGCGGAAGGACAGGCGGTGGTCACACAGCGTCGAGTTAGGGATTGTCGTGTATCCCTTGGTGCGCTTGACGCGGAGGATGCTCACTCGGCGGCTCCGAATCCGCCGTTGATATTAAGTCGGCTCGACATGTTAGGTTCTTCCCATCTCGGGGTTTGTGGTGGGCCTCGGGGTGTGGTGGGCAAAAGCCCCCGGCAGTGAATCGAGGTCTCGAACCTCTTCAGCGCCGGGGGCTTTTGCGTTACTCACTCCGAGTCGAGTTCGAGGCCCTTCTCCTCGATCTCCGCCCGGGTCAGGTGTACGACGGTCTGTCCGGCCGGGATGCGACCACGGCCGCGACGGCTGTAGTTGCCCTCGTCGTCGACCAGGAAGGCGAACGTCTTGCTCTCGTCGCGCGGACGTCCACGGCGACGGCGTCCAGAGGTCTGCTGCTCCTCCTCCGGCTCCTCGGCCTTCTTCTCGGCCGGGCGCTCCTGCTTCTCGGCCTCCTTGTCGTGGACCGAGTCGGCCACGATATTAAGCGCCTTGGCCAGCAGTTCGGTCAGCGGCCGGAGGCGGACCTCGGCCTGGTTTATGACCGCGTTGCGCTCGTCCTCCAGGCGGAAGGCGTTGTAGGCACCCTCCAAAGCGTTGCCGATGAGGATGAGGTCGATCTCCTTGTCGGAGACCGGGGCGGCCTCACGCTGGATCTTCTGCGCGGCGCGGTTGACCTCCTGCTCCAGGTCCTCCTGCTGCTCCTGGATGTCGTCCTCGACCGGGTGCTCCTCCGGCTCCGGCTCGACCTTGCGCCCGCGACGGCCGCGCTTGGGCTCCTCCTGCTTGGGCTCCTCCGGCGCGTCCTCCTCGGTCAGCGGCTCCTCCTCCGGCTCGGCCTCCTCGGGCTCAGCACGACGGCCACGACGGCGACCGCGCTTGGGGGCCTCCTCCTCCGGCTCCGGCTCGGGCTCCGGCTGGGGCTCCTCCTCCGGCTCCTCGGCCTGCGGCTGCTCACCGAAGGAGATGTCGTCGAGTCCGGCGGTGAGGTCCTTGGCCTTGAAGCCCGCCTGGTCGGCGGCGTCCAGGAGGAGTTCGGCCTGCTCGCTGCCCTCGTCGCCCCACAGCAGGATCACGTGGACCTCGTCGCCGACGCTGTCGGCCTTCTTCAGCAGGTCGACCACACCGGCCGTGACGTTGGCGACGTGGATGGTCTCCTCGGCGTCCTTGAGGATCTGCTCGGTGGCGCGGCTGCGCTTGTTGTCGGCCACGGCGACGTAGGGAAGGTCGGCCTTCTCGGCCCAGCCGAGGACCGCCTCCAGGCCGTCGGACAGGTGCTCGCGGGTGACCGGGAAGATGAGGTTGATCTCGCGGTCGCTCGGCTCGAAGAAGCCGTCCTTGTCCTCGTCGCCGAAGCCGAGCCAGTCGTTGAGCAGGTCCTTGACGTTCTCGGGGTCGATGTCGGCGGAACCAGCGAAGGCCAGGGTGATGGGCTGCTTGCTCAAGTCTGCTCCAGTGTTGTGGTGGTCGCTGCCGTGGTTGGCAACAAGGAAGACCTTAGCCATTACGTCTTCTAAAAGCAAGAAAACCCCGCTTGTCTAGCGGGGTTTTGCTTGCGCTTGACAATCAGGGGAGGTCGGGGACCCTCCGCCCGGTGTTCGGGTGCCTGCGTGGCAGGCGCAGAGAGGCCGTCTCCGCCCCGCTGCCACGTACCTGCGCGTGCAGTACCGCCACGACTCCAGCAGCCGCCCCAGCGGCCAGCCACGGGCCGGGAACACGCTGCACCTCGTAGGCCAGCCCCACGACCACGGGCGGCTGAAGGGCAGCCGGGAGAGCGACGGGCAGGACGTCGCGCAGCCACTCCCACGCGGTGAAGGTGGCGAAGGCGATCAGCAGCAGCCGGAACCAGTCCATGATCAGAGCGCCCTCGGGCCCAGGCCGCCAGGCTGCACAGCAACGGCAGGGGTGGAGTTCTCGACGACCGGCGCAGCGACAGCCTCCACGGCCGTCACGATGGCCGGGACCGCGACCGTCTCGAAGTGCTGGACGACCGTGCCGACGACGGGGATCTCCTCGGCCGCATGAACGGCCTCCTCCACGCCGGACTGGACGACGTCGGTGCTCAAGGGGAAGTCGTTGGTGATGCCCTGCGCGTCCTCGGCCTGCTCGGCCGCCTGCGCCACCTCGAAGTACCGCTCGACGTCGGCGCCGTGGGTATTAAGACGGCTCTCGACCTCGGACACGAACAGGTTCTGGAGCGCGCCGAACCAGGAGTACTTCTTCAACAGGGAGTGGTAGAACGCGGTGCCGGACAGCCAGGCCAGGAACGCAGCGATCACAGCGGGCGCCCACACGAAGTTCGACGGGTCGGCCTTGTAGGTGGCCAGGGAGCCGGTGGCGACGGCCAGGACGGCGTGCGCGAAGCCCTTGACGGTGGGGTTGGTCGACGGCTTGGTGAACACCGCCACGATGGCGGGCAGGACCAGGCCGACGGCGAGGGCCGCCACGTCGGCGTAGTTGGTAAGCATGTTGATCCTTACGGGTCGTGGTTACTGGGTCGGCAGAACGGCGTACTGAGGTACGGCCGCCGTGATTCCCAAAGGAACATTCTCTTCGAGCAGGGTGCGGATGAGGTAACTGCGCTCGACGTAGTTCTCGTAGAAGTACGAGCGGGCCAGGTTGGGGCTGCCGCCCTGCTCCCACAGGTAGTCCGAGCCCATCGAGCCATCGAAGTAGTCGCGGACGGCTGTGCCTTCCTCGACCAGGACGCCGTCGACCCAGAAGATGCTCGCCGTGCCCGGTGTCATGGTGGGCTTCAGGACGTTCATGCCGACGGACAGCGAGGACGACGGCGTTGTGAAGGTGACGTACATGGTGCGCCACCGCTTGTGGGCCGGGTCCGTGCGGTTGGCTGCCTGCGTCCACTTCACCGCGCCCAACTGCACCGCCCCCGCGCCGGACCAGGGAGCGATGTCCCCGCAGCCCTGGGCGATGGCCACGCGGGCGCTCATGGTGTAGGTACGGCCCGGGATCATGCCGGACACCTGGAAGGACAGGCCGCTGTCCTGTGTGGCCGTGGTGGGCACGGTGACCTTGAGAGCCTGTGTGCCCTGCCAGCAGAAGGAGTCCAGCGCATGGGTGGCCTGGCCGGTCGGACCGTAGCCGGTCAGCCCGCTCTCGAAGTTGGGGTTGGTCGCGTAGTTCAGCCGGGACGGCTTGATGATGGCCTGGATCTCGCGGGCGTTCTGGTATGCGCTCGGGCCGGTCGAGCCCACGGGCAGCGCCTCGAACTGGACCGCATCCAGAATCTGGTGTTTGTTCGCCGACATGCTCGCGAACTTGAACCCGACAGAGGCGTACGCGGCCCGCTTCCAGGCGTAGCCGCCACCGGAGACCGGGTAGTCCACCGGGCCGGTGAACGCGGCGTAGGCGCGGCTGTAGGAGCCAGCGGGGGCTGAGGTCAGCGTGCCGGAGTTGATGCCGATCCACGCCATGGCCGGGTCGACGCCCGCGTATGGGTAGTGGGCGAAGTCCTTGAACGCAGCAGCGGGCGCCTTCACTCCGGCCGAGAGGTGACCCTGGAAGGAGATCTGCCCGGCCTCGGGGGCCAGCGGCTGCGGCCGTGGGATCTTGATGGCCAGTGTGCCGTCGAGGGTGACCTGGCCGCCGAGCGTGGGACCGAGCACTCTGAACCGGCGGCCGACGATGCTGCCGGAGAAGGCGACGGTCGGTGACCAGTCGTCGTCGTTGACGAAGGCGATGTTGTACGTCGTCATCACGTCACCGCCATTCCGACCTTGGTGGCGGTGCTGAGTGCCGAGTTGGTGATGGTGAGCACCTGGGTTCCGTTCCGATAGATCGTGATGTTGCTGCCGGAGAAGGCGGCCGTGATCCGGTCACCATCCGAGAAGGTGGTCGCGTAGGTGTATGTACCGGTTACCGATCCCGACTGGACCAGGTAGAGCGCGGTACGCCCGGCCCGCCAGTAGTTGCTGGAGTCCTGGAGGCGGAAGATGGCGCCCTGCTTGAGGGTGTTTCCGGGGTTGGTCAGGAACGTCACGGAGACCGTGCCGTCGGCGTGGCCGGGGATGGTCGCGATGGACGCCGTGGCGCCTACCGGGTAGGCCGAGCCTCCGGAGTAGCCGCCGGAGGTCCACTGGCCCAGTGTCTCGGTCCAGGAGGCGCCGCCCAGGTCGCTGGTGCGGGTGGTCCAGTCGGTCCATCCCTGGCTGAAGGAGTCCAGCACCTGGTAGGCCGGTACCGAGTCCGAGTACAGCGAGGTGATCAGGGAGCCGTGGCTGTCGTAGTACTCGACGAACGGGTATACGGTGACCTGCTCGCCGGAGTACGCCTGCGCGTAGCCGGACAGGCACATCTGCACGCGGTCGTCGTAACCCAGCGGAGTCCACTGCGCGTTGGCCGTAGGGGTGTCCGGCGGGGCGACGTTCAGGGACGCGGTCAGCGCCTGGTAGACGCGGCCGTGGAAGACGACCATGTCGCCGGGCACGTACTCGGTGTCGTTGTCCCACGCCTGCCAGGTGTACGGCACGGGGATGCCGTACAGGACTGGCTGCTGCGGGTCCATCGTCGACTGGCCGGAGAGACGGCCGACGGAGCGCACACCCATCGTGGCGACCGATCCGCCGGAGTTGGTGTTGCGCACCCACAGCGCGTTGCCCGCCTTGTCGTCGGGGTTGGTCGGGTTCTGCACGCCGATGCCGACCAGGACGCCGTTGCTGCCCGGGGTGACACCTGCGGTGAAGGAGATCTCCTCCCAGCCCGCGACGTGTCCGTTGGCGTCGACCAGGGTGGCGTCGGTGCCGTACGAGACGACGGTCCAGTACGCGTTGGAGGCGTTGGTGCCGGTGGGTGCCTGTGCCTGTCCGTACGCGCCGGAGGAGCCCGCCTGGTACAGGTACGAGCCGAACTCCACCTTCTCCCCGGAGGCGTAGTTCACGCCCGAGTCCCACTGCGGGAACGTCGGGTGGTCGAAGTCCGCCTGGTCATCGGACAGCATCAGGTTGTCTCCGACGCTCAGGTCCGCGTCGTAGCCGGTGGTCTCGGAGATGATCGAGCGGATCTGCTCCAGGGTGCCCTTCTGTCGGCCGAGAGTGGCCGCGTCCCGCACGCGCTGCCGGAAGAGGTAGGCCGGGGCGCTGGCCTCGTACTGGATCCCGAACTGGTTGGCCAACTGGGCGATGTTGTCGAAGCGCGTGCGCATCGCGTCGTTGGTGTACCGGTTGGAGTCGTAGTAGCTCTTCACCATGTCGAACCCGAACCCGAAGATCGACAGGAACGGGGTCAGGTAGGGGTTGAGCGTGTTGGAGTCGTCGGTGACGTTGTTGCCCGGCTGGACGTCGACCTTGTAGTGGTCGGGGATCAGGTCGTACAGCAGCTCGGTGTAGCCGTTGTTCTTCGGCATCAGGCACGAGACGGTTCCGGCCCGGGACCACTGGCCGGACGCGGAGATGAAGATCGTGTAGTACAGCCAGTGCCCGCCGACCACGCCCTTGTCGGAGAACGAGGTCGCGGCGTGGGTCTGGTCGAGCAGGATCTCGCCGTCGTTCTCGTTGACCGCCCAGCCGTACCGGTTGCGGATCAGCCGCAGGAAGTCCCACGTACCGGCCGGGGCCTTCCAGTCCAGCAGCACGGTGGAGTAGTCCACGGGCGTGGCTGTGAACGGGCTGACGTCGAAGTCGGGATGGATGTCCGTCCCGTATTTCGACAGCCCGTACAGGGAAACGCCGTACGTTCCCACCTCACGCCTCCCGGATCATGACCGCGCTCAGGTGCAGGTTCTGGAGTTGCAGGGTCTTGGTGGCCAGCGGGTGGTAGAGGGTGAGGTCGATGGCCTTGCCTGCGGTGACCCATCCCTGCCAGCCGATGTGCATGTGGGAGTTTCCGTCGGAGATCGGTTGGAGGTCCTGGGACATCACCTGACCGCCGCCGACTGCGATGTTGATCTGCCGGTCGGCGCCCGTGGCGTTCGAGCCGGTGGCGTTGGCCCACATGACCCGGCCGAAGACGATCCACCAGCCGGTGCGGTTGGCGGTGATGGAGTGCCCGTTGAACAGTCCCTCGGGGTCCTGGGCCGCCGACGGCCGGGTGAAGGAGATCGTCTTGGTCGCGCCTCCCTTGACGGTGTCGGACGTCTTGGACACGTAGCACGCGGGTATGCCGTGGCCGCGCTGTATGGCGTCGAGCCGGGCCGCGACGGAGGCGTAGGTGTTGGTCTTCATCTTCAGTCCGGTGTCCTGGTGCGGCAGGATGCCCAGGGTCTGCTGAAGGGCCAGCACCTCGTCCTGGAGGTTGTTGACGTGTGACGCGTCGATGTCCTCCACCAGGTTCTTGTGCACGGTGAAGGACTTGTACTGCTTGGGGTAGACGGCGGCCATCAGCCGATCCCTCCGGTCATCGTGATGTTGGAGATGTTGCCGATCTTCGGGATCTCCCAGGCGCGCATGACGATGTCGGCGGTTCCGGTCTGGGCTGCGTCGGCGCGGGCGATCATGGGGATGTCGACGTAGCGGACTCCGTCCACGTTCAAGATCGTCTTGTAGAAGTCGGAGAGGGTCAGGCGCATGCCGAAGTCGACGTTCGCGAAGGAGAGCATCGTCTTCAGCGCTTGCTGCACGTCGTAGAGGACAGAGGCCCGGGAGTAGCGGGGCCAGCACTCGACGGTGATCGGGTTCGAGGAGTTGCCCACGTTAACGTTGACCGTGGTCGGGCCGGACACGGTGACCGTGGTGCCTGCCAGGGCCTTGGCCTGGAGGCTGTTCTGCACGTTCTGGAGGGTGGTCGTGCTCGGGGTTCCTCCGTCGGAGCCGATGACGAACACCGAGATCGAGGTGTAGGTCGACGCGATGGCGTTGGCCCGGACGATGCCGGGGGTGGTCAGCGCGAGGTCGGAGAAGTCGGCCAGGGTGACGCAGCGGTCCTGGGTGCGGAAGATACGCGGGGCGTTGGCGCGGATCTGGTCGTTGGTTTCCGGGTCAGCACCGCCGGTCATGACGGAGGAGATCGCGTTGCCGCTGGAGTCCTGCGAGAAGGTGACACCGGGCAGGGTGGAGTCCGCGATGGCGTTGACCACGCCCGCATTCACGTTGCCGACCGTCCCTCCGCCCACGCGGTAGGTGGCGTAGATGGTCAGGTTGGTGGTCGGGATGGCGCCGTTGATGTTGTCGCCGAAGCGGATCCATGTGGCGCCCGCCTCGTCCAGGTAGGTGCTGAAGACGCGGTCGCTCGGGTCGGCGTCCACGATGTAGTCGATGTACGTCCACTCGGTGAGGGTGTCGACGTCGTCCACGTACACGCGGACGGTGCCGCCGATGACGGGCACGTCGGGCAGCCGGAACTCCTGCACCGGCAGGCCCGAGCTGGTGCCGACGTTGACCTGGGTGCGGGTGACGCCCTGGGTGACGGAGACGGTCGCGGTGCCTCCGTTCTTGGGAACGGTGACGTCGGTGTCGGTCTCGTACGTGATCGGTGAGTCGATGGTGTCGATGTAGTCGGTGACGACCTGGGTGCCCGCAGGCACGGTGACGGCCGGGCCCGGGTTGGACGTCTGGAAGGTGACGGTTCCGGTAGCCGGTACGCCGTTGGACGGCTGGTAGCCGAGCAGGTCGGAGATCTGGAGCAGGGACAGCCGCTGCGTCGCGGTGGGCAGGAAGGACTCCTGCTGGAGCCGGTCGCCGTAGTAGGAGAGGCTGTCCCCGAGGTAGGAGAACAGCTCGACCAGGAGCACGCCGAAGTCGCCCTCGGAGGAGGGCACCCACTGGGGGAAGGCGCGCGAGGCGAAGTCGAGCAGGGACGACTTGAAGCCCTCGTAGTCGCGTGAGGTGTAGTCGATCGCGGGAACGTCAGCCACTGATGACCTCGCTTACGGTGCCGCCGACCCGGACGACTGCGGTGTTGGACTGGAGAGCCAGGCTGGAAGGGGACGCCCCGTCCTCGCGGCGGATGTAGTCGACCTCGATACGAGCGAGGGACATCTGCGTGGAGTCCGGGATAGGGGTCGCCTTCTGGAGGACCACACCGGGCTCGTACGTATTGAAAGCCGTGGTTACGGCACGGCTGATCTCCTGCGCGACAAAGGACGCGTCAGGGTCGAACAGCAGATCAGCCACGGGAACCCCGTAATCCGGGAGCATGACCCGCTCCCCCGGCTGCGTGCCGATGAGCGCATTCACATGCTGGGCGATCTGCCTGTCCGGATTCGTCTCGACGGCGATAGTCCCGTCGGACGCTAGGCGAAACGGAAATGCAATCTCGGTAGGCATGCTTGCATTCTCCCAGGAATGCCTACCGAGATTGCACTTACGGTTCTACGTCAGATTCCGGGGAACGC